GATGGGGCAACAGTTTGGCATAACGGACCTGTCATTGAAGCACTTGAACGAGGAGCAATCTTGTTACTCGATGAGATTGACTTGGCTAGTAACAAAATCTTATGCCTCCAACCCATACTTGAAGGTAAAGGGTTGTTCCTCAAAAAGATCGGTAGGTTTGTCAGACCTGCGGTAGGATTTAATGTAGTTGCAACTGCAAACACAAAGGGTAAAGGATCTGATGATGGTAGATTCATAGGAACTAATGTACTTAATGAAGCATTCCTTGAGAGATTTCCTGTAACCTTTGAGCAGGAGTATCCACCTGTATCCGTAGAGAAGAAAATCCTTGGTGGTGTTGCTTCTCAGTTGGGGGTAACTGATACTGATTTCCTTGCAAGACTTGTAGATTGGGGTGACATTATCCGTAAAACATTCTATGATGGTGGTATCGAAGAGATCATCAGCACCCGTAGATTGGTTCACATTGTTCGTGCTTACAGTATCTTTAATGATAAGATGAAAGCAATCCAAGTTTGTGTGAACAGATTTGATGATGAGACTAAGCAAGCATTCCTTGAACTATATGATAAGGTTGATGCTGATGTAGATCTTGACAAATTAGAGGATAAAATGTATGATTAATGCATGGAGCTTGCTTTACGATGAACTTTATGGAGAAGATGAAATGACTGATAACACGATTACGCCCCAAGAGAGTGATGAATATGATCCTAAACCAAAATCAGATTCAGATGATACTGATTGGAATGAACCTGTTATTACAGTAGGGTCTGGAAATACCGCATCAGCATATGCTGATGTATTAAATATCAATCTTGATACTATAGAAGAGGTCACTATTGATACTGCAGGAATTGAAGGAATTAATTTGGAGGTGGATCCTGCTTACATAGCACCTGAATATGTTAATTTTACTATGGATGGTGTTGGTCTTGTTAATGATTCTAAACCAGAAAAACCGCAAGCAAATTTAGATTATAAACCTCAAAAGTATGAGGAGGACAAAGGTATTGCTGACCTTAAAACTTATGTTACCTCTACTTATAGGGGACATTATACGTCAGAACAAAACAATACACAGACATTGGATTTGATTCAGTCTGTAGGTGATGCAGAATCCTTTTGTCGGTCTAATGCACTTAAGTATCTTGCACGGTATGATAAGAAAGGATCTGCAAAGCAAGATATCCTAAAGGCAATGCATTACTGCTTACTCCTTTATTACTTCAGTGGAAACACTAAAGAACCTGATTACACTAACTCTCGATATGAAACTTTCTAAAAGAACACTTGACATTCTAAAAAACTTTAAAGAGATTAATCAATCTATTCTCTTTAAGCAAGGAAATAGTCTTAAGACTATTAGTGTAATGAAGAATATCCTTGCACAAGCAACTATTGAAGAGGAGTTGCCAAGAGATTTTGGCATTTATGATTTAAGTCAGTTCCTTAATGGTATAGATTTACATCAAAGTCCTGAATTAGATTTTAGCAATGATAACCATGTGGTTATTAAAGAAGGTAGAATGAGATCTAAGTATTTCTTTGCTGATGCTAATTGTATAATTACTCCACCAGAGAAACCTATTCTTCTTCCAAGTGAAGATGTTAGTTTTGATTTAAGTACAGATCAATTAGATAAACTTCTTAAAGCAGCAGGTATCTATCAACTTCCTGACTTGGCAGTTATTGGTGGTAATGGTGTTGTTAAAGTTCTTGTTAGAGATAAGAAGAATGATACATCAAATGATTTTGCTATTACTGTTGGTGAAACAGATGCAACATTCTCCTTTAATTTTAAGGTAGAGAATATGAAGATTCTTCCTGGCACTTATAACGTTGTAGTTTCTCAGAAATTACTTTCACGATTTACTAATAAGAATCAAGATCTTGTTTATTTAATAGCACTTGAACCTGATTCTACTTTTGAATAATGAGTAAAACTCATAACTATACTAATCCTTCTGAGAAACAAGATCTTTCTCACTTAGAGGCATCTTCTGGTGGTGAGTATGTTGATGAACATGGGTGGCCAACTACTCCACCCATGAGCGATAGAGAATGTATCTATCGTTGTTTAGAAAATTGTGAGTTGCTTGCTGGACTTGATAAGAAACAAGTTCAGCGATTGATGGAAGAGTTTAAGACTATGAAAACCCAAATGGTAAGAAATGAGGAGTATCCTGCATTATGAAATTAACTCAAGATGTGATTGACAAGATCCAAGAAGCAATGTTGCACACTAAAATGAATGGTGATGTAAATTGGCAAGATGGGGATAAGATTGATGTATGTTTGGGTGGAACATTTGCTGGTGATAAGTTTATTTCTATTATCAATAGAACACGTAGCAATACAACTAAGAGATAATGTGGTATATTATAGGATGGACAATAGTTACCATGTGGATACTATCTAAGTTTGGTGTCTTTAAAAAGAAATGAAAAGATTATGGAGGACTTGGAAGTATGCGTTGGGTAGCTTCTCTGACGAAAAGACTAGACGATACGACAACTACATTGTTATGGTACGTTCTTTTATTTTCTTTTCTTATCTCGTTACTAACTGTTTTATTATTATCGGAGTAATCCGTCACTGGAATGACTTATGAGAGATGAATTTTTATGGGTTGAAAAATACAGACCCAAAACAATTGAAGAATGTATTTTACCAGAGCAAACCAAGAAGACCTTTCTTGATTTCCTAGATAAAGGTGAAGTGCCTAATCTACTTCTTGCTGGTCCTGCTGGATGCGGTAAGACTACAGTAGCAAAGGCACTCTGCAATCAATTGGGGGTTGATGTCTATGTCATTAATGGCTCGGATGAAGGCAGGTTTCTTGACACTGTTAGGAATAATGCCAAGAACTTTGCGTCTACAGTATCTCTCAGCAGTGAGTCGAAG